TGGCTTGCATCACTTTACGTATTAGCTACGCATTATTACTTTCATTTTCATTAGGTTTAATCTTGTTGCTTGTACGTCGGTCGCTAACGCCCTCCGTACTAGCATTAAACCAAAATAAAAGGGTTTTTTCGTGGGCGGTGAAAACCTTACCCCATTTAAAATTTGGCTTACTTCTAAAGTATTTTAGTACCGAATCCTTTCGCCTTCCTTTTTTGGCTCGAAACCACTTAACGTTCGTTTGGTCGCTGTACTTAATACAAAACCACGTATTGGGTAAAATCATAATCTTTGTATATGGGTTTTTAATTCTGATAAAGTGGAGTATAAAACATTATGAGTTGTGTCACTAATGAATCCCGTACTATGCAGTTCATGTGATTTATACAATTCATCGATAATTAACATTTTAACAGCGTCAACGCTTTTAAAACGCTTAACGGGGCGATGTATCGCAACCCGTTTAACTTTTAAATTCAATTTCCTTTTGTTTGTCAGATTTCTATTTTTAAATTGCTCAAGTAGTGAGATATCTATTTTATAAATGGCAGCTATGGCGCAGATAGTGCGAAAGGGAAGCGGTAAACCAGTCCCCCAGTCATAACCCTTATTTAAGGCTATAAAATGCGGATAAGTTTTACCGTTAATACTTAAAGGGTCGTGCGACGCTGTACCTATATAACGTGTGTAAGAATCACAACTATAGACAGCGTCAACACTTTCAACCCAATGGGAACAAAGCCCAGTATTAATATTTCCTTTCAGATGAAATTTGAAGTGCGCACAGTTTACGCAATTCAATTATAGTAGTTTATGCTTAAAAAGCTTTATGCATAAATCCCGAGCGCCATCTACAACAAAATCAAATTCATTTTGAGAGTCATTCGAAATAACAGTTACACGGTGCTCAAAAGACCATCGAGAACAATCGATTCTAATTTCCTTGTGAGGCTTACCCGTAGACTGTATTAAAATAGTTGATTTGAGAAATAAGACTTGACCTACACGACGTGTAGCGTAAAATCTTGAAAAAGTGCGTTGAAGTGCCGCACAGTCAATCCCGTTATTACGCAATAAAACGATGTTTTGTTGCGTTAATGGTAGCTTCTTTGACGTTTTGACGATTTTTACTAGATTTCTTTGGCTAGTAACATTTTTTAATTTAGCTTGCATACTGTTGAATATAAGACAGTTACTAGGGGGCGAAGGCTTGCAAACTCAAAACCCCCTTTGTAACTTAGTTAGACATAACCCCAATATGGGGTTTTTATTGCTCCTAACTGTTGTGAATTGTACTATAATTTATAGTATGTAAATTCAAACGACAATTGTAGCGATTACAAATATAACTATCTTTATCAAATGTATGTTGCAAAATTACCGTTTATCGATGTATTGCACTATATTTTAACAGTTGCGTATTTTACTGCAAAGTTTGATTAATAATTACAGTTTTTACAATATCCTCACTTTGCGAGCCAAAAACATATATATAACCTTCTTGAGCATATTGAACACCGTCAACCTCCAAAGTAAAAACATTACTTCCGTTAGGGTCAAAAGCAATAAAAGCAATTTCTTTGCCTATTACATCACTTAACCTATAAGACCAAACAACCGTATTAGTTTCAGCCTTAAAATCTTCGATTATAGTAGGTATAAATTGCCCCCCAGTATCATAAAGACCATAAGCAAAATTATGTAACGGATAACTAGCATTTGGACCATTTACAACATTAAAAGTAAAACGAGGGTCGTAGTCAGGAAGAGCCAACTCAGAACGTGAAGGAGTACGGTTTTTAAAGTCACAACAAGAAAGCCTAAAAATCTGCTCCATGTTAAACTCTAATTTTTCCCCTTGCGCCCGAAAATAACGCTCCTGAATTAGCTCAACACTTAACGTATTGTTAAATGCGTGAGTTTCAGCCGCATTAAAACCTCTATAAAAATAACGTTGTTGATTGATAAATAAATCAAACAAAAGAACGTCCTCAAAAAACTCTTTAGTGATGAAAATCTCATTTTCAAATAGAACGGGGATTTCAATCAATTTGAAATCCCTATTCACACCTATAAAATAACCAACTACCACTATTTAACGTTTAGTTGTTCATAGTACTTTGCATCCAAAAGGTTAGCAAGGTCAACACGTAAATCCCGACCCTTTGCATAAACTCCAAAATATAATTTAGCTACTAAATCAAATTCCTTTTGAGATAAAGGTAAAATTATTTTGAATAAATCTTCATCATTTTCAGACCATGACCGAGGGTCATACCATGCGAATGAAGTACCTAAATGTTGTGCGATTTGAATCGCTGTATTATTTAAATCCCTCTTGGCTTGGTCATTAAATGTAACCCCTTCCTTTATCAAGATTTTGTCACTTGCTTCAGTTTGCGAAGTTGGTTTTTTTTTGAATATTTTATAAATCCAAAAGCCAATTAAAGCGGCTAGTATCACTAAGAGATACCAATATTTTTTACTTAGTTGCATAAACTTTACCATGTGTATTTATGTTAATTGTTTGTTGTTTACTATCCTTTTTGCGGTCTTTTTGGGTTGACCAATCCCGTGAACGTATAAACTTATAAACTATGACCACCAAAAAAAAAAGCCCGACCATGTATAAAAGCTTGTTATCTACTGGAAGCTTCATTTTTAAATAGATTGCCTTCCACTTAGCATAATAGTTTTTGTCCTCCGCATAATTACTTTTTACGGTTGCTTCCATATATTGTTCATCACTAACGTTAGCAATTCTAAAATTTTGTTGCCTATAGAAATAATCGACAATAGAATCTTTATGACTTTTATACCTAGCGTGAGATAAATTTGAGCCAAGCGATAACGTTTTACGTTTCGACGGGTGACGCATCCCAAAGAGGTTTTTATTTTGTTCATATACTGGACTTTTAAAGTTCCCCGTTTCGTGCCATGCTTGACTGTACAGTAATTTAACGGATATGTTGCCATATCCGTTAAGGTTTTTATACCACCAAATCAACACCCAAATTTTAAGCCTTGTTAACGTCGCTTTCATCCTTTACGGTTTTTGTGTTAAACTGTTCTAATTTACTTTGTGCAAATGATAAGATTTCCACAACTACGAGGACTATCCCCGCATATTTTATTGCGAATGCAATATACTTTGTAATTATACCAACTATTTTCATAATTTTTAATTTATGGGATTAACCCGTGAATGTACCAAAGTACCCTTTGGCTGTTTTACCGTTTCTAGTTTTACCGTGTCCGTTTGGCGTGATAACCATACCCAGTTCACTTAATGCGATTACTTGCGTTTCAATATTCATAAGGCAAGGCAGTAAGCGAGTGATACCCGTTTTACGGTAAGTTATTTCACACATCATTTTCATATAGGTATTATTCTTTGCAGAAGTCACGACCAATATAGCACCACTTTTATCTGTAGTTGCATGATAAGGGAAGCATTTAGCAAGCACTAAACCTTTTTTTGATGCATTCCAAGCGTTAACCATATAAAGACCGTCACGACCTTTAATAGGACTATAAACCACACCCGATTTTTTAAATTGGGGTTGATTATTATTCTGATTTTGAGAATAATTCGAACCGCCTTGACGGTTCGAATTGTTATAATTTCTATTTGCCATTTTACTTAGCTTTTTTGTAGCGAGTACCGCCCGATTGATTACCATTTTTGTTACGTCTGATTAACCAAACAACTAAAAGTGTTAACAATACAATAGGTATTAACAACTTAATCCAGTTGGTTTTTAACCAGTCCAAAATCATTGATTTTTTGCGTCTGCCACCTCATCCGAGTTTTTCACAGCGTCTACGTATGGTTTAGCTTGTAAACCGACAGCCGTACCCACTTTGTACGCACTAGAATTTTGCACTTGTTGTGCTACCATTTGATCCGCTTCCTTTTGTGCTTGTTCCGCTTCCCATTTGGCAAGACCTGCACCACTCCCCAAGATACCACCAGTAGCAGACGAAGAAACGCCCCGAATCATGTTACCTAAAAAAGTACCGCCTTTTTTCTTTTTGAAAATATTTTTGAAAAATCCCATAACCCTAGTAATTTAAGTTTGCGTCTTTTAACGTCAATGTTATTAATCCATTTGATTTAAACAACTCAATTGCATCAACCCCAATTAATGGGAATACAATTACATCATTTACATAAGTGATAACTGAACCACTTTCTATAGCCGTTAATACGTCTACATCTAAAGCAACCGCTTTAAGTTCGTCACTAGTCAACTTAATAGTTTCACCATTGTTATACGTGATGTGTGCTTGGTCAACATGGCTAACACCGTCAAGAATCATTAACTCATGACTGGATACGTCGTACTTTCTTTGAACGTCTTCCGTTAATACTACTTTACGCTCGTATTTTACAATATCGCTACCCTTAATAGGTGACTCCATACCGTTAATTGCGTAAGTCGCTGTACTTGTTAGGTCAGTTAAAAGTATTTTAATACTTTCATTTTCACCTAAAATTACGCTACCTGATTCTGATAATTCAACCATAGCCGTATTAACTACGCTACCGTCTAATTCCATTTGAAAAGTTCCAGACTCCCCGTAAGTACCGCCCATCATAAAAGCCACCAAGCTTATATTTGTAGCAATTTCCACGTTGTTTCCGTTTGCTTTTTCAATAAAAATTGTAATCTTCTCATTCGCTAATTCAGATAACTTCTTTGAAGTTCTAATTAGTAAGCTTGAGATAGGGCGAGTAATTCTTAATTCGCCCGATTTGGTTTTACCCGTTTCGTTGTACACTAACATTTTTAATAATTTTTTTAGATTTATATTAATTATGAAGCAAACATAAAACGGGCATTTTGTGCCAAACGGGCAAAATTCCCTTAACCGCTTAAAACTTCCGTTATCTTCCGATATCTTCCGATATTTTATTGATAATTGAGTTAGGAAAGCCCATTATACGAGCCACTACAACCACAGGGACACCGTCTAAACGACTTATATCATATACCGTAAGATAATTACGTTTAAGCTGTAAACAATCAATATAATAAAGCCTATGCTTTTTTACAACCCTTTCAGATACTCCGATATAATCCGCTAATTGTTTGTTAGTTATTCTCATAATTGACGAAAATGTTTTGTAAATAAAGTGAATGAAAGATTTTTAGATAGTTGGAGTTTTTTAAACTCATCAAAATAATAACCTACCTTTTGAAAAAACCAATCGGAGAGAGCGAAGTCGTTTAATATCTGTTTTAAAGGGGATAAATATTTAATATTCTGCCCCGTTGAAGCATAGCCACGCATTAAGCCTTTTATAAGTCGCTTCTGCCCAATTAAGGACTCGGAAATACAACGTTTTATTTTTTCAACATACAAAAACGGAACTTTTGCCAATTCCCTGATAATTGACATAGGCATAAAATCAAAGGTTTTCTCCTTATTAATTTCACTTTTATTCGTATTGAATTTTATTTCAAAATGGTTTTTCCGTGCCATCTCTAACAAGCTGATAAGAAAATCCTTTTGAAATAAATTATTGAGGGTTAACCCTTTAATTTCCCCCATAAATTTAGAATTTAATTGATATTCAAAACGCCAAATTTCGCCTTGCATACCATGCGAGCGCCAAGCATTAGCAATATAGGGTTTCATTTTTTGAGTATTCATCTCTAACGTTTTATTGTAAATTCTACAAAAACGGCTTGAGGTACGCTTACCAATTTGAACCCCTTGAAAATCAATATAACCCGTGTCGGTCACGGAGAAAAACTTTACTTCCTTTTTGCGCCCTGACATACGAAATGATTTAGAAGTCAAACACGTTAAAACATTTTTAGTAATACTCGAGTCGGTATAATCCACCGCCAAATCTAAGCGGTTAACACCTTTAAATTCAATTTGTAGGGTGTTTAAAAGCCTATGGCAATAGTGTAATAATTGGAAACCTGGTCTAGTATAAAACAAACTATTTTCTAGCTTAAAATGTACGGTATCAAACGGCACAATAGGGGAGCGAGGTGTACACGAAATAGTTCCGAATATGTTACCGTCTATGGTTACATCGAGTACATCTTTAAAAATTGCTGTACCGTAGTCTCTAGCTGAAAACTTTAAACCGTTTGTATCTTGTACGATAGGTATGCCTTTAAGGCTTAAAATCATATAATCGGTTACAAACATCAATTTATTGTCGAGTAAGTCCCCGTTATACTGTATGGGGACGTTTGCGTTTTTTATTGCTTCTTTGAACATTTTAACTACCCTTTAATGATTAATACAACACCCCACACGAACAAAACAAAGAGGATAAAGGCATTAATTAATAATTGCATTTTAAGAGCATAACAAAGAGCGTTAAAAATTTTTTCAGATAATTTCATGTTGAATAGTTTTATAATTAATTTGTTTTGATTTGCTACGCAAGATGACTTCATTGACATAGCGAGAAAAGTTTAAAAAAAG